TTCTTCTATTTCTAATTCATCATCTTCTTCTGTTTCATTTTTTTCATAATTTTCCATTTTTTCTTTATCTTTATTTTTACATAATTTTGATAGTCCAATATCTGGAACATATGTTATATTTAAATTTTGTGGTTTTAATGAATAAATAGCTTGTAATCCTGAATTAAAATTATCAAATGTACATGTAGCATTTGTTTTATATAATTTATTTTTTAAATTATTAATAGCTACTGAACTTATATTTACCTTTTTAGCATAAACTTTAACTAATATATTATTTTTTATTTGATTACTTGATGCTTCTGTATTATAATATTGATAATAATCTTGTTTATCTTGTGGAAAAAAATCACCTAAATTAATTGGTAGTGAAGAACTTCCTCCTGTACCTCTTGATGGTATATTATTATTTAATAAACCACTTAATAAAGAATTTGCTAAATTATCATAAGGCATAGCATTTCTATATAAAGTAGAAAGAATGCAATATAGTCCATTATCATTTGAATAAATTAAATATGATTGCATATCACAATCATTATTACCTATTTTAATAGTAGCTGGACAAGTAAAACAAATATATTTTAATTTATAAACACCATTACCATCTTGATTAGCATTTTCATTTCTAGCATCAAAATTAAGGATTAATTCTGAATTCTTTTTATTAGGAATCATAACAAGCATTTTTCCAAAATTAATCATATTATCGATTTTAATATCTTCACAATGATTTAAAGTATGACCACATTTAGTAACACAAATATTAACACCTCCTTTAATATTTAATCCAAAGGGCAATATAGGATTTATAGTTTTTGAATTATTAGAAAAAATATTTGATAAATCTGGGCTGGATTCTGAAGGAAAATCATATTTAAAACAGTCAGCACTCGACATCTACTAATATATAATAATATATTTTTGATTTATTTACTTATATTATGAATTTGAATTTTGAATTTTGAATTTTGAATTTGGAATTTGAAATTTGAAAATAAAAGTTAATTAAGATAGTTATTTTTAAAAAAATATTTTTCAAAGTAAATAATATGAATAATATAAATTTTTTAATATTAATATTTCTTATTATAATTATATTTTATTTAACATTTAAAAATTTAGTTAATTTAATTGAAAAAAAATTTAATCACTTGAAAATTGAATCTCCTAAAGTAAATGTTCAATTACCCAATAATTTTATTAATGAAGAAATAAAAAATGAAAAATTAAAATTTATTATTGAATCAAAAAAATATGATTCTTCTGATGGTGAAGAAATTAAAAAATTCGAATTTGATAATAGTTTTAAAGAAAATTCAGATTTTCTATTAGAAGGTTTTGATTCTTATGAAAATAAAAATGAAGATTATGAAAATAAACAAAAATCAAGTCATATTTGTTTTGAAGACCATAAACATAATAAATGTAATTTAGGAGTTATGAATTATCCTGACCCAAAAGATTCATCTCCTATTGATTATGATTTATTTAAATTAAATTATCCTCCAAACATGACCATGCAAGATTATGTAAATTGGTTATATTGTTTTAAAGATAGTGAAGAACAATTAACATATGTTCATTTAAAAAATTTATATAAATTAAAGAAAAATGAGCCATTAAAAGAAGTAAAAGGTGTTTGTCCTCCACCTGGTTATGAATCTTCTCCACTAGAAGCTCAAAAATATTTTGATAATTTGTATAATGTTAATAATGAATTTAAAATTGCTAGTCATTTAAATTCTCAAACAGGTCCAATTATTGCTTATAATAATGAAGATTATGGTGAATTTTATCAACACCAAGATACTTATGGGACATCTTCTTATTTAAGAAATTGTGACATTGGAATGAAAAAAAATGCTAATGAATTAAGTGAATTATTAGTTCCTAAAGATAGTAATAATTTAGAAATTTATGAAAAATATAAAAAATTTTATAAAAAAAATGTTGAAATTTAATTATTAAGAATTACTTCATTTAAGCATAAGGAATATATTGTGGAAAATCTGATTCATAAATTGTAGCTCTATAAGGTTCATTCATACCTTTAATAAAAACAATATCATTTGTTCCTAATTCATCATTTCTATTTTTTGTTATAATATTTACTTTTGAACCATATTTGCCCAATAATGTATAATATTCATATTTTGTATCATTTGGATATTTCTTTCTTCCAAATAATGGTAATGTATCATTCTCATTTCCATATACTTTATATAAAACTCCTAATTGTTGTGGTTCTCCTAATGGTCCTCTTGTTGAAACATATACTGGTGATATATTTGTATTACTTATATCAATAGGAGTTCTTGGATTATAAATAGGTACTTGAGTACCTCCTACACAAGGTTGATTTCTACCTCCGCATCCAATAACTTGATTAGGAAGTTTTAAATTTGGATACCAACTTTGGTCATAAAAATAATCACTTTTATATGGATATCTTAAAGGATTATAAACTCTATCTAAAGCATTTAATTTTTGAGGATTATTTTGAACTAGCATTGGAATTGGTTCTTGATTGGCTAATTGTACATTATTATAATTTTCTACATTTCGTTTTTGAGATTGAGATTGATTCATATTATTTTCTAAATTTGCTAATTGAGATTGTAATAAAGATTGTGATTCTTTATTTTCTTCACTCATTTTATTCATAGTATATTGATAAAATAAATAGAAAACTATTATAATAGCTAATAATATAATTAAAATGTAAAAATTTAATTTACTTTCTTGAATACAGACTTTCTTATTCATTATATTAATAAAATATATTTTATTTATAATTTATTAATAATTATTTAAAAGATTTTTGAACATTATTATTTAATTTATAATTTAATTTATAATTTAATTTGTTTTACAGCAAAAATGGCAATTTGAATTCATTAATGGAGGTTCTATAATAATGTTAGGTGTTTCTGTGTAAAAATTACCAGGATGAATTATTTTAATTAATTTTAAATATCCATCGTCATCTACAATAGCTTCTGCATGACCGCCATTTCCTTTTCCTCCAATAATTGTTATTGAAGGAGGTTTATCTGGATTATAGCCATGACCTTTATCAAGAACAATAATTTCTTCAAGTGAATTATTTTTAATTCTAGCAATGGCTTTAGCTGGTTTCGTATTTTCTACATTTCCGCAACTTAACATTACATTTTTATCTAATCCAGATAAACCAATGGAACCAAAATCATTAAATCCTGGAGGACATTTATCAGAATAAAAATTACATTCTTTAAATAAATTCATTTTAGGCATTTCTAAAGGTTTTTCTATTTTTTCTTTTTCTTTTATTTGATTGTGATTATTTTCATTAGATTGATTTGGTTGTTTATTGGTTTGATTTGGCTGATTTGGCTGATTTGGTTGATTTGGTTGAAATTGATTATTAGATAAATCATTTATTTTATTTGAATTATTTATATTTGATATTTTAGTTTTAATTTCTTCTTCTAGTCTTGTATTTATATTTTTTAATTTATTTAAATCTTGTGAATTATTTATTTTTTCACCTGTGAAATTTTTTATATTATCTTTCTTTTGATTAATTGAATTTAATAAATCTTCATTACTTGAATCTTTAACACCATCTGTTACTAATTTATTATTTAATTTTGGATTCACATCAGCATTTGGATTTGATGCATTATTTAAATCTGCTGATGGATTTAATGAATTTAACGGATTTGAATGATTAGCAGAAGGAACAGCCATATTATTATTTGTTGAACCACCTCCTACATTATTATATAACCAATCACCAAATCCTCCGAAAAACCCTTCTATTTGCTCTTCTGAATTATTTTCTTGATGTTTATTATTATTAAAAAAATTTAAACTTGATAATTTACTATTAATATTATTTATATCAGAAGAAATTTTTCTTTTAATACATTCTTTATTATAATGACATTTATTATAAACATAAAATCTGTGAATAATTAAAATTAATATTAAGGGAATTACTAATAAGATTAAGCCATATGTAAAATCCTTTAAATTCATTATTATATAATAATATAAAAAATAAAATATTTGATTAAAAAAACATTCATTTTTATTTATTTATTACTTTGTTAATATTTAATAAATATTTATTTAAAGATAATTTATTAATATTATTTATATGATTTATGATATTACATAAAAAAATACATAAACATGATTTTGATTTAATGGAATATTGCGTAGAAATAGCAAAAAAAAGTAATATGAATTCTAAACATGGTTGTGTAATTATTGATAAAAAGGGGTCAATAATTTCAAGTGCTTGTAATAAAAGAAGGTCAATGGAAATGGAGCATATAGTAGATATAAATATTAGAAAGCAAAAAAGATTTTCTAGACATGCTGAGGAAACAGCATTAAAAAATGTTGATAGAAATAAATTAAAGGGGGCTGTATTATATGTAATTAGATATGGATATCATGAAAATAATCCTTATTTTATGAATTCGAAGCCTTGTACAAAATGCACGGCTATTATAAATGCTGTTATGAAAAATTATGGTTTAAAGGCGGCTTATTATAGTTGTAATAATGAATTTGAAGAAGTTATTTAGACGATTTAAATTGACTAATAACATATTCTATATTTTTTTTAGTCTTTTTGTCATTTATAAAATTAAAATATTCAGATTCATTATGAATACTTTTTATTAATTTTCCATTGACTAATAACATATTCTATATTTTTTTTAGTCTTTTTGTCATTTATAAAATTAAAATATTCAGATTTATTATGAATATTTTTTCTTAATTTTCCATTTATAATTCTATTAAATAAAACTGAATTAAAATATACTTTATTATTCATTTTTATATAAGCTTGAAATTGATTTACTTTTTCATCTTCATTAAATTCATATTGTTGTTGTAATAATTTATATAATTCTTGGGAAAAAGTTGGAATAATTTTGCGATTGCTTAAATGTATGCATATATCTTCAGGTTTTTTGGATTTCAATGAATTTAAATCTATATGAACATTTTCTAAATGTCTTATTTGATTGCTTATAATTTTTTTAAATGATATATTAAATTCTTGTAATTTTTTTTTCTTATTTAATGTATATAATTTCCAATATTTTTTCATAAAATTTGTTGCTTGTTTTCTTTTTTTTGAAAATGTAAAACTATTCCAAATCATTTTTAATCCTTTACTAACTTTAGAAAAAATAGGTGGGTTATAGGGAATTTTTTGATTTATATTAGAAGTTTTATTTAATACATGAAAAAGTTCTTTATTACCTAATGTTTTATTATTTTTATAATTATTTATATTTTCATTTATTTTATTTTGATAATTTTTTGTAAAATTATTACTTGAATTGGTTGTATTTTTAGAAATATTTATTTCATTATTTAAAATTTCATAAAATTCTATTAAATTTGTAATTATCTCAGGTAATTTTTCTGAATGTGGAGTTGCATAAGTTCCTGGTGGAGTTGCATAAGTTCCTGATGGATATAATGGATTAGTTCCTAATGAATGAGATAAATTAGTTCCTGGTGGATATAATGGATTAGTTCCTAATGAATGAGATAAATTATTTCCTGGTGGAGAAGATGGATTAGTTCCTGGTGGAGAAGATGGATTAGTTACTGGTGAATAAGATTGATTAGTTCCTGATGGAAAAGATG